TGCTATTACCTATTTATCTCTCTTCATAATCTTCACAGGTCTTGCACACTTCGAGGGTACAGACCGCGTGAAGGCCGCAGCCCCGCAGCCATTTGCCGGGACACGGACAGCCGCCGCGCTCCAGCACCTCGCCCAGGTAGACGCAGGGGAGCGCCCGGGCCGGCGGCGCCGGCTCCGCCGGCGGCCCGTCCCAGAGGGCGCGGTATCCGGAATCGTTCACGTACAGGAAGCACAGCCGGCACAAAGCCGGGCTGAGCGGGTGGTCAGCGTGGCAGGGCCTCATGTCGTCACCGTGGCCGTGAAGCTCTGGCCGTTGCAGCAGTTGCCGGGGAGGCTGCCGGTCAGGTTGAAGACGACGTTAAGCGGGCTGCAACTCGCCGAGCTAGCGAACGCGCCGGCCCCGCAGCCGCCATTGGTCTGCGACACGACCAGTTCCCACTGGTTGCCGACGCACTGCAGGGTGACCGGGCTAGTCACGCCGCCGCAGATCGTCGGGCCGCCGGGGTTGGGTGTGCTCCAGGCCGTGGTGCCGTTCCAGGTGAGGGCATACGTGCCGCTGACCCCGTTCGTGAACGTCACGTGCAAGGTCTGCGGGAGACTGCAGCCGCACTGGGTCACGTTGTTGCTGTTGACCGTCTGCGTGAGCGAGCCCTGCGCGTTCTGAAATCCCGCGCCGGCCTTCGCCGTGAACTTCGCCGTGATCGTGTGCGTCCCGACCGCCAGGGACGAGGTCGTGAAGGTGCTGGTCGCGCTGGCGCCGCTCCCCGAGAGGGCGCTGCCGGCGCCAAGGTCCGTGAGGCCGTCGAAGAACTCCACCGCCCCCTGCGGCGTGTCGGAGCCGTCGCTGTCCGTGACGGTGGCCGTGAAGGTGACGGCGTCCCCAAAGTTGGAGGGGTCCTCGCTGGAGGTCACGCCCACGGCGGTCGCACAGCCGGCGCAGGGCGTGACCGGCGGCTTGACGAGCTGATAGCCCAGTTTCTTGTAAAGGAATCGCCATACGAATTTACCCGGGGAGCCCCAGACGGTCGCGAGGTTGTAGAGGCCCTGGTTCGACTGCGGGTAGAGGCAGCAGACGCCGGGCACGCCGCCGAGTGTGTGGCCGTGGTAGCGGCGGCTGCCGCGCTTGAACCACACCGCCAGCTTGTCGTCGCAGGTCAGGATGAACGCATGCACCCACGACGACGCGGGGAAGAAGCATTTGCGCGCTTTGATCGCGGCCACGACTCACCCCTTCAATTGCAGATTGCAGATTGCAGATTGCAGATTGCAAAAGCCCTCTGCAATCTGCAATCTGCAATCTGCAATCTGCAATTCTTCCTACCCCTGGTCGGTGCCGACCGTGTGGCGGCGGTACGGGGCCAGGAGCGCCCGGACGTCGGCCGGCGGCGATTCCCGGCCGCTGGTCACCGGCCCCCAACCGCTGGTCGTGCCGCTGCCGGGGACCTGGTGCAGCAGGGCCGGGTCGCGCTGGGCCAGGTAGTAGCCGTAAGCCACCCAGCGGGCGCACGCCTCCTGCACCGCCTCGGGGACGGTCGTGTAGCCAGCCGTGTACTGGACACGGAAGTTGTTGACGCCCACGGGGAAGACAAGGTCCTCGGGATGGAGCAACTCGGGATCGGTGTAGGGGATGGCGCGCAGCAGCCAGCCGCGGGCGTCCCACTGGTAGCCCTGCAGCTCGTAGGTGTGCATCTTCAGCTCGGCATACGAGCCGGCCACGCCTTGCAGGGCGCCCTGGCTCTGGAGGACGCCGGACCCTTCCAGGGTGTCGCCGTAGGGAGCCGGCACGTAGAGATCGGCACTCGGCCAACTCCCGTAGTTGGTGCTGTCGCCGACGGCCTGGGCGCTCCAGCCGTTGCCCACGGCGTTGACCGCGGTCGCCAGGGCCGATAGCGTCGGGTTGCCGGCGAACGTCAGGCCGGCCGTCACGGTCGTCTTGGTGCCGGCGTTCACCGAGACAAGCTGCAGCCCGGTCGAGAGGACGGCGACGCGAGCCTGGACGTTGGCCGCCGTGTTGTTGGTGATCTTCAGCACCGTCACCGGCCGGTAGCGCACCGCCTGCACGCTCTGAATGGGGTACTGGCGCAGCAGCAGGCGCCGCTCGCCGTTGCCGTCGTACACCTCGTCGTAGCTGGTCGAAACGAAGCGACGGCGGCAGTACTTCTCGACGGCCTCGCTGTAGGCCGTCACGAGCGTGCCGACGAGCGTGTCCTGGTTGCTGACGCCCTGGAGCGCCTGGTAGGCGCGGCTGAGCGCGATCAGGTCCTTCGTAGCCATGTCAACGCCCTCCGCCGGTGGCCCAGAGAAACTTGCTGACCTTCACCGGCCGCAGCCCGAGGTCGGCGACAAAGGCCGGCCAGGGCGCCGCTGGCTCGCTCGCCTTCAGCTCCAGCACGTTGAAGGGGAGACAAAGGCCGGTGTCGGTGCAGATGCCCGTGTCCAGCGTCAACCGCTGCCGGCCGTCCTCCCGGGCGAACCGATGACAACACACCTCCACCACGGGGAGGGGCGGGGAGTCGTGTACCAGCTCGGCCAGCCGCGCGACGACGTCCGCGGGAAGGTGGGCCTCCAGGGCATCGCGATCCCCGCCGAGGATCGCCCGGGCCACGGCCGGCTCGACCTCGACGCGCACCTTGGCCCCCTCCGTCTTGGCCGAAAGGGCGAACAGCCCGGCGGGGTGGTAATGCCGGACGCGCAGGGTCAAATAGCGGTCGCCCTTGACCCGCGCCTTGCGCAGGAGGAATTGCGGAGTATCGAGATAGGTGGTTCTGAGCCGCTGGCCGCGGAAGTCGGGGTCGAACGCCTCGGCCGGCAGGGCACCGACCAGGGCGGCGCCGGCGGCTGGGAGCAGCGGCCCCGCGACCGCCCAGGTCCCGAGGTTGGTACGGACGTCTGTGACGGGCAAGGGCTGCATCGGAGGGACCTCCCGAGGGGCATCCGTGAACAACGCAGATTGAAGATTGCAGATTGAAGATTGCAGATTGCAGATTGCAGAACTGTTTTTCCAATCTGCAATCTGCAATCTTCAAGGCGTGTACGTCAGTTGACGACGGTTTGCGTCGCGACGCTGGAGTCGTTGTTGGCCGAGCCCGGCTTGTGGCTGGCCTCGTCGCCGACGCCGATTACCGTCACCGTGACGGCGTGGCCGCCGGTTTCCTGCACCTGCAGGCCCACGAACTGCTGGCCGGCCGTCAGTTCGTCCGCGCGGACCTCGAAGGTGTACTGCTTGTTGGCCGTGTTCAGGCCGGTCAGCTGGGCGTTGCCGCTCGACGGGCCGGACACCGTCGTCGGCGAGCTGAGGTTGCTGCTGGCCGACTGGATGAGGGTCACCGTCAGGGCGCCGCCGGCGACGACGGCCCCCACCTCGAGGACGAACAGGGCGCGGTGGAACTTGCTCAGGTCCACGGCGCCGCTGGTCACCGTCTGACTGGTGATGGACTGCGGGTTGACCGCGGCGGTGATGCCCAGGCGCTGAGTCAGGGTTTCGGTGTACATAGCTTTCAGCTTTCAGCTTTCAGCCCACAGCCAATCACTCCCGGCCCCGCTGGCCGAAAGCTGAGAGCTGAGAGCTGAGAGCTACGGGGTTACGAGTGGAGGTACACGAAGGGCGAAACTTGAGTCGAGCCGTCCTGCAGGGTGACCGGCTTCTCCATCCAGGGCTGGCCATCGACTCTTTCGACGACCCGCCACGTCATCTGGTTCTTCAAGAAGTTGACGTGCTCGCTGGCGGCGACCTCGACCGACATGCGGTCGCCGATCACGTAGAGGGCCGGGTCGAGCAGCATCAGATCGCCGGAGGTGCCCAGCGGCGGCACCTTCTCCGTGGGGAAGGCCGGCCGGCCCAGCAGCGACCACGTCGGCGTCTTGGTGATGCCCTGGTCGATGCTGATGAAGATGGCGCGGTTGGCCCCGTCCTTGAGCTGCAACAGCTGCGGGACCACGGTCGGCGAGAACGTCCAGATGGCGCTGCCCCACGACGACGGCAGCAGCTTGGACCACATGCCGGCCACGTCGGCGAACTGCACGAGGTTGGATCCGGCCCGGCTGACCGAGACCGCCGCCCCGGCGTTGAGCATGCCGATCGGCTTGCCGACGCCGTTGCCCTGCAGGAAGGCGTACTCCTCGAACCAGGCGATCGCCTTGGCGAACAGCACCATCAGGAACTTCTCCAGGCCGATCACCGAGTCCTGGAGCAGCACGTTGCTCGACACCGAGTAGCCCGACAGCTCCCACGCCTTCAGCTCCATCTGCTTGAACGCGGGCTCCGTCTCGGTGCGGGTCTGGGCTTCCGCGGTCCAGTACATCTGCACGCCGCCGAAGAACGGCGACACGCCGGCGCTCTGGACGGTCGTGATGTCGAGGTAGGGGATCTGAAGCGTGGCGGCGGCCATCGGGGCGACGAAGGCGCGGGGGCGGATGAAGGTGTTCTCGGCGACGATCGTCATGAGCGCCTGGTAGAACTCCGGCGGCACGGTGTAGCCGCCGGCGGCGCCGGACGACTCGCCCAGGGCCGCCTTCTGGGTCCACTCGTTGAAGCGGCTGCCGTAGTGCTTCTCCAGGTAGCCGCGGTCGTTGCGGGCCACGCCGAGCAGCCAGTCGCCGAACGACTTGCCCTTGGGGTCGCCGTCGCCGGACGGGCCGAAGAGGATGGGGGTGGCGTGCTTGTGGGCCAGTTTCTGGGCCTCGGCGAACTTCTGCAGGGCGGCGCTGATGACCGCGTCCATCGACTTGGTGAAGCGGTCGAGGAAGCCGGCCAGTTCGCGGCCGACCAGGTCGTTGAGGGGGTCGTCCTTGACGGCGGTCGCGACGCCGCCGGCGACGAGGGTCTGGCCCTCGGCGTCATCGACGCTCAGGCGCTCGCCGGCCTTCTTGCCGAGGAAGTCTTTGAGCAGTTGGACAAACATGGGACACACTCTCGGGGGTGAACGGATGGAATCGGGTTTCACGGGTTGCACCCGCGCGTCTCCGGGCTCGCCGGGGGTGACAGCTTGGTGTCTATCTCTTCCCGGATACCCTGACGGCTTGATGTTGGAATCGAAGTTACACTCGGCCCCGGGCGGCGTCATAGGCCTCCTGGATTCGGCCCTCGATCAGGGCCGTGACGTTGAGGCGCTCCAGGTGACGGCGCAGCTCCTTGCCGATCTCCTCGACCGGCGTGAAGGGGAGGACGACCGGCGGCGGAGGGGGCGGCGGCGCCGCGAGCGGCAGAGGCTGGTCGAAGCCGAGCGCCCGTAGCACCGGTTCGGGGACGACGACGGCGCCCTTGCTGACTGCCTCGACCAGCGCCGACTGGTTGGCCGGCAGGAAAACGCAGGCGTATTCGATCAGCAGCCACTCGTCGATGATGCGGCACACCTCGGCCAGCTCGGGCCGGGCGGCGATTTCGTGCGAGGAGGGGGCGTGGCTCTTCAGGGCGATGAAGCCGATCGACTTGCCTTGCAGCAGTCCCGCCTTGACCAGCGAAAAGGCTGTATCGGGATCCCAGCAATCGTCAGTCCAGTCATCCGGCCGGGGCGGGAAGTGCGTCTTGGCCTTGATGCCGACGAGGGGGCCGTCCTTGACGCGCTTGCGCCAAAGGGAGCGGCCGACCGGCGGCCGCCAGTAGGCGTGCTGCAGCGTCACCAGCGGGTTGAGCTTGAAGTGGGCGTCGTTCATGCCGCGACTGACGACGATCTCCCGGTCGCGGTCGATCTCCTCGGTGCTGATCCAGCTGACGTCGGCGCGCTCGCCGTCGAGCAGCTCGGTCGGCGCCTTGGCGACGACGGCGTGTTTCAGGGCGCGGTCCTCCGGCGGGAGCGCCTTGAGGATGCTTTCGAGGAGGAAGGCCTGGCGGTCCTGCATCGGCAGGCCGAGGGGGCCTTCGGTGGTGCCGTAGTGCTTGAGGAAGTGGCTCATGGGTATACCGTCGGGGAAGGAGGAATCACGACGAGGCCGACGGTAACACGGACAGGAGGAATCAGGGGAGAGCAGATGGGAGAAGAGTCGCGGCTTGCCGTTTCGCGCTCGCGAAAGGATGCCGCGGGCGCGGAACGGCA